CGATGCTCTTTATCACCGACGATTGTCGCTAGGTTCGGGAACTCCAATAGGCCACGCGCGGCTTCCGTATTACTATTCTCCAAGTGTTCATCGAAGACCCGTGTTAGCACAGCCGCACGACCTGATTGACGGTTCGCTTCTTCTTCTGCCGGTGTTAGGGCTTGCGCGGCCTCTTTTACTTCATCATCAACACGTTTAAAAGCGTCAGTAAGATCACCGGTCTGTGCAGCGTCTTCCGCGATTGCGGTTAGGTTTGTTGAAAGACCCTTACGGACAGTTTCGCGCCCCGCCAGCGTCACCTTACGCGCCATTCGGCTTGCGGCGTTGGCACGGATACTTTCGAGCCGTATGGTAAGTCGTGCTAAACTCTCAGGTGAGCCAACATGGTTATCGAGTTGTTTCTGCATATTCTCTTGCAAGAACGAACCATATTTTTGCGTTAGTGTCGGATCGGTTACGTCCCCCTCCGTCTCTAGACGTAACGCTTCATCCGTAGCAAGTCGGTTGTATTCATTATAAGCCCGAGAACGGTTGACTGTATCATTACGGTCATCAGTTCGTTTCTTAGCCTGAGCCAACTGCACCCCAAAGTCGGCTATCGCCGCGCCGGCGCTACGCGCCTCGGCACCAGGGTTAGCGTCAACACGGTTCATAGCCGGTGCGCCCGGTCCTGCCGCCGCGCCAGCATCAAAAGATGTAAATTTATTACCCATGTTGTTTTTCCTTAACTAATAATTAAGCCGGTAGCATTGTTTGGAGATTAAGCGGCAGCCCCGCCGCATTACCAGCGCCACCTACCGTACCTGTAATGCCTGGACTGCCACCACCAAAAAATCCACCAGAAACACCAGCACCAACACCCATAAGAATAGAAGAAAACGCGCCGAACGCCGCTTTCGACCGCGCCGCTTTTCCTTCGGCTATCTGAATACGACCCCTATTTTCTAGGTTGATAGCACGAACATCACCGGCATGTATAATATCCATTTCCACCAAAGCCTGTTCCATTGCGGTGTCTTCTAAGAGGTCGAGTTTGTCTGGATCAAGCGCCCGATTAGCCCCTTGTACCTTCATGTTGATACGTTTTTGCCGTTTTGCGTTCTCGATTGCCGTTAGGCGTTCTCCGTGCGCGGCATTGAATAACGACTGAGCGTTTGTATTAGCCGCGCGTTGTGCAGACGCCCCCGCCGCTAACGAACCTATAGCAGAAACCGCAGTTCCTACGATTAGTAGTATCTCACCGCCGCTCATGTCAAAACTCTCACATATAAAGCACAATCCTGACCGTCAGGACTGTATTGTTTCATACGTTCACATTCCATTTCGAACCCTAACATCTTAGCCCATTTATGGGCTTGAGGGAAATCACAATCAACGGATATTTCTAAACGGTTGACGTAGCACCCATCAAGAAACTTTTTCACGGCGTAATGACACCGCAAGAAATTCTTTGGTCCCATTTCAGATAAAAACGCCCAAGCTTGCGCTCGACCTTGCCATAACGGCACAATACCCGCAGCGCCTAATGGTGTATCATCATCAAATGCCGTGTAGCTTGGGTATTGCGACAAAGCACTAGCCTGTTCATGGCTGACCCAATCACTTAATTGCATCTGCAACTTTTGTAATTTTATCATCCCCAAGTGCGCGGGGGTAAAAGGTACAACAGCAAACATTAACCTCGGTCCTGTGTCTCCATTTGCGGCATGAACGCTTCAAGCGTTATTGGAAATGGTTGTGTCTGACGATAAAAGAACAGACTTTCTTTAGAATATTCACCGTCCCATTCAACCTCTACATCGCCAGTGAACAACGGGACGGCGTTATCCATGAGATCACCACCTTCACGGAATACGAGTTCATCTAAGTTATTTTCATCCGGGCCAACAAATCCACCAAGCGAATTAAGAAAACGTAAATTGATACGGTGAAATCGTATAAGTTTACCTTGCGATGTTCCATCCCGCGCCCCCTCATCGCGCCTTAAAGTCTCAAGATCGGAATTATATTGTAGACCCACATGGACCTTAGACGCGGGACGGTCTAACGTTATAGAACCACTTGACACAGTTTTATCTGCATGAGCCGACCCTTCCGCTAACACGGAAACTGTTTGACCCTCTAAATGATCCAGACCCGTGATCGTCGTGGATCGTTCCCTGGCCTCGCCCCCAGAAACATAAGCCGTAAAAGCCGAACTGTTAATGGCGTGTCGGATTGTGCCGCTGACGGTGTATGTAGTAAAACCAGTACTATCAACATTGATTGTGAAATTATCAGCATCTGTAACGGTAACGGTGTAACGGTTTCCATTTAATTCCGTCATACCGAGTACATCAAAAATTCCAACCTTATCCCCTGTAGTCAATCCATGTGCCGGCGCGGTGATGGCGCAGGGGTTGGCTTTCGTTATCGCGGTGATGGTCGTAGTTTGCCTGACGTTACTGAATAACTCAAAGGTGTTTGTCGTACCACCACCGACAATATACGACACCTTATTCACTTCCGTCATACCCTTAACTTCAGTAATACGGATGTCGTCACCATCGGTGAAAGTGTGAGACGCTATCGTGACAACGGCAGGATCGGCTTGGGTAATACCCGTGATGGTTAACGGACTGTCCAGCGATAACCCACTATCCACAAAAAACGCATCCTCTTGATCTTTACTCTCGTCCCAATGGGGTTTGAGATATTCAATATAACGAACTGTTGATCCGTTAATTCGTCGGCGTACAATCAAATATAATTCATCCGCCGTTCCTGCAGAATTAGGAATAGCGGCAACGCTTTCGACAATAGCTTGAGTTGTGCCGGCGTCACTCACCCCGCCGACACGGTGACGGCTCCAACCGACAACTTTTTGATCGCGCTCATAAGTGAGGCAGATCAATGTACCATCGGCTAGACAACACCAAATGAGGCTTTGAGGCTCGGCTTGATAGGCCATTTCGACAAGACCGGCTCGGCTAATATGTTCCGATATGAGTGTTAAATCAGGTGCGCGAAAACCATCATCCTCGAACACATAGGCGAGTTCTCGAACCTTCTTCAATGCGCGTTGTACGAATATAATAGCACGACCAGCGCGTATCGGTGTGATGTTAGCACTACCATATGCTGAAGATCGCTTACTTTGAACGTTAGCCGGCGTTGTAATGGCTCCAGAGTCCGAAGGTCGTGTTAACCACTCGCCACCGACAGTACCCGACAATAAGCCTTTCTCATCATCTGCAATCCAACGAATAGCGTTGACGGTATCCGCGCTAAGAGTATCCGTTACCGCGTTATCATCGACAACGGTGCCATCCGGTTCTGTCGGCGCAAAATTCTCGAAATCACCGGTACGGCTCATATCAATACGTTGGGGTAGATCACGGGGACCGGCAAACACTAACCGGTTTTGATGGAAGGTTATGGCACCCGGATACCCCGTAGTGTCAGACCACACCCCAAGTCGCCACGAAGTTGTTGCCGTGGTTGCTGACGCATCGGGTCCGTCAATAGCCGCCGTTACGGTTATTAAATTAGTGACAGCCGTGATCGTTAAGAAGGTCCAATTTCCTGCAGGGTCTTCCCAACGGATAAGACGCCCAACGTCAGTCGATTGAAAACCGGTATCGTCGTTAATACCCAACATAGGCCGGGACGCATCACCGGCTGAAGAATAAGCGGTAAATCCGGTGCCGTCTACGTCAACGTCACTGGTGTCGGTTAACTCATAAGTATTGGTGGTCTTGTTCTTGACCTTATAGAAGTTACCATTCAACTCGGTCATACCAACGACATTATTGATCTGGATTACCGTGCCATTCTCATAACCGTGTGCCGCACTTGTAATGACAACCGGATCAGCCTGGGTTGCACCTGTTATCGTTGTCGTGACCGTTGTCGAAGCCGTCACCGTCACCGAACCACTGGTGCCGGATAAACCTAATTTAGTTACTTCCGTGTTCGTATTCAAAAACGGCCCATCGGAAAAAGTGATATCGGTGATAGACCAATTCGTATCCGACGAACGTGAAATCTTACGGGGTTTATAATTGGGGTGAACCACATACAAAATATCAGCACTTTGCGCGAATTTAAGTTGAAATAAATCCGCCGTGGCGTAAGTAGTCGCCAATTCCACGGTGTTTTCCGCCGTACCGCCAGATGTGTAAGCGGTGAAGCCTGTTCCATCAATATTCGTACCGCCTATGTCTTGTAACTCATAAGTATTCGCAGCGGCATTAGCGATACGATAGTATTTATCATTCAACTCCGTCATACCACCAACGTTCTGAATATATAATTCATCACCATTGACATAAGGGTGCGCGGTATCAGTAATGACAACAGGATTGGCTTGGGTCGCCCCGGTGATGTTCGTTCCGCTCGTTCGAATAACACCGTTGTCTTTATAGAAACGGATATAAAGGTTGCCAAACTCTAAGATATAAGCCTGGGTTGTAGAAAACTCAAAACGAACAATCCGCGTCGATAGTGAACTATCTTTTACTTCTTTCACAAACACCGAACCCGGACGCCGTTCTACCGGACCTTGGATAAGAGGTATGAAGTTTAAACAAGTCTTCAGACCCGTTTTATAGCGGTCAACATCAGGACGACCATACAAAAGCGGGGATATCTCACCCCCATTAAAATTATTCTGTATTGGTGATACTTTAGACAATTATCGCCTCGCTGCTACCCAACCATCTTCCGGTAATTCACCGGGGGGCGCTTCAAATGCGTTTACACGACGCGCTTCTTTTTTCGCATCGTTATACCGTACAATGGCTTCTTCTTTCTTTCTGTTCGACTGCGTTATCTTCTCCGCAATATCCATAGCTATGCGAGAAACCAACAACTCTGTGAACAACGCATCGAACTCATTTTCGTCAGTGACACGCTTGAGATAAATGAGATTTATTGGTGACGCATCATTGGTGACAATGAAACGACCTTCGATCTGCCAATCATCTTGGACCGACGAACCATCATAACCGTTCGTCGGTAGTATACGAAGATAATCCGAAGGTAACTGGTATCGTTTAGCAAAACCAAAAGTTGGTGCCGTAGCGTCAGCAGCCACTTGAACGCGTCTCCGTGCAAAACTCCAAGGGTGCGCCCGTAGTTCGCTATCTCGGGCATGTTCATACACCCGATTACAAGCCCGCGCCGCCGTACTATCTTCGGTTAATGAAGATATAGACTTAGCGCCAAGCCGTTGTAAGGCTAGATTGCAGATAGAGACATCATCAGCCATGCGTCACCCCTATTTACGAGGTTTGGATGGTGATTTGATCGCTTACCAGAGCCGCGATAATGTTTTGCAAAGACACGACAGCTTCAAGTGTCGTTGTATCGGCTGCAATAATAACACGAACATCGTTCGTAACCGTCCCAGTTGCGCTGTCCGTGATATCTTTAACTTGTGCCGTCTTAGCAATGTCGATTTGTGTGTTAGCCATAACTTCTTTCCTTGCTGTTTAAACGTTGTGTCGGTGAATTACGAAACCGGTTCACCCTCCCGGCGTATAACAGGTTTTATCAAATACCCGTAAAGTTCTTCTTCTGGTATCGCATCGGCATCGAGGAACGGGCTATTCGGTGTGGCGATGATTTTTGTACCTCGTCCTTCACAAAAACCAGCCCAATAACCAGCGCAACCTAAAAACCGTGAGGGTAGTTGCCAGTGGACCCGGCTATCCCCATACGGTTGTGCGGCGGCTAAATAATCCGCACCAAAAACACAAACTTCTTCAACCTTCAGTAGCGCGGCGTAAGCTAAGATATAGGCAACGCAGTGGTTCAAGAACGCCCGGTTAGGGTTCATATTTAACACATCCGCCAACGGGTACGCTACAGCCGTAGGACACCCATCACGGGGAACCGAAGTAATGATCGGCTCTTTAGCGTTTTCAAAAACTTTTTGATGGACTAGGCTGTGGCCTTTTATGGCCGCGTAATCGTCCATAAAAAAAGTGACATCAACACGGGTGAAGTTGGTGGCCGTATTTACACCCCAAACCTCATCGATATCTAAGATATCAGGCGTGTTAGAGGCAAGGATATTGAGATAATCGTTACGGGATGGCCCTGTGGCTATAATAGCGACTTTTTTCGGTGTAGAGCCTGTCGGATGATCGAACAACGGACACCCCCTTTATACGGTTGTGGGTGGGGTTTTTATACCCCACCCAATACCCTTTAGTCGAGCGTATAAAGGATTTCCACCGTAATTGTGCCGACAGCGGTGATCGCACCGTCAGCCAGTACGGCCTTGATATCGAGGGTCACACCCGGATCAACCGTTCCGGTGGCGTGGTCCCAGAGTTGAATACCCATATCTGCTTTCTCGTTGATAAGATCAGCGGAGCCGGCCGACGTGGGGTCAATACCGTTGGTTAAAGCATCCGGGTCATCCGTGATATCGGATTTACCGGACTGATTATAAACACCGACATCGATGGTCGCCGCGCCTGTTCCGAGATCATCCCAATAGATTTTGGACATACCCAGAATACGAGCGTTCGACGGCAACGATGCAAGATGATACGTCGAAGATTGACTATCATCGGCGTTCGTTTCCACCGTTTCGGTCCAACTCCGAACAGCACCACCACCTGTGCCGGGCGCTCCCATAACAGCGGGAGTTTGTGCGTTGGGGGTCAGGACCCGAGAACCTACAAGGTTAACAACAGCCATGATTAAGCCTCCGAACAAGTAATGGCAACGACTTTTTCTTCTTCAACGCGGGTCGCCCCGAAAGTGCCTTTAACGTACACTTGCGTCGAATAGGATTTATCGCTGCGCTCGGAAATTCGGACATCGATATCGTCCCAAATTCCTAAGTGAAGGCCGGATTTCGCCCAACAAATAACGGTGCGATCCGTGCCGGAAAGAGCCAACCGCTGACTATCGATGAAGTTGAAACCCATGAACGCCCGAATACGACCATCAACCAAAACCGGCTTATTGGTGTAATCAAGGCTGACCGCTTGGGTTTCACCCAAGAGATCGTCATGCTGTTGTGCGCCAATGGCACAATACAACGGCTCGTTATCAACATCGACTTCCGCCGCGATCAACAACTGCATGGCTTCACGCAGTTTGGCAATCGTCAGACCACCGGATGTCGTAGCGGCGGTTTGCGCGGCGGGGAACGCCGTCGAGGTCGTTCCATCTTCGCCCGTCAATGACGTACCGGTTGCAGCGGTGATGATAACATCATCCATTGCGCGGCCAATAGCCATTGCGCCATTGATGGCATACGGAGAAGTCGGATCAGCAATGGTGCGGAGTTTGTCTTGAGTGTCGATCAAGTCAGCCCATTCATAATCCGAAGGGAACACCCAACGGGCGTCGTGCGACGTTTCAATAAGCGGCGTGTCGGCGTGACGTGTGGTGCGCTTTTGCGCGTTGACGGGACCAATTTGATTGACCGCTTTACCAGATTTTCCGTGATAACTGTCTTCCATAACAGCCGCACGAAATTTGGAACCACGTTGCTGGAGCAACGCTTCCACGGTGGACTTATAGTCAATTACTGACCAGTCCAAAATTTCATTTGACATGGATTTGCCCTTCTTTCTGTCAAAATTAAACAAAAAGCTGTAGGCTTATCCAGAGAATTCTGGGGCCACTACTAGGGTCGTTCGCTGGCCCTTACGGGTTGTCAGACAGACCTGTTCGACACCTTATGGTGTGCTTACTCAATTATTTACATAAACAACAATTAAATGCAACACATTTTTGAATTTATACCCTCCGGTAGTGATTTAAACTAAATCGAACGACAACCTCGGCAGCATTTGTGCTTGTGTTCGCCGTAAAAAATAAAACATCTTGCGGATTCAGGGCAAACCCAATGGGGTCGTTTAGCGTTTCGGTTGTCTCCACGCTGGTGTCAATGGTTGTGCGAAACACCTCAAATGTTGTTGCGATAGCACGATTCCAAGCATAACCTTTGATTTGAACCGACGCGTTTCCACCACCGGGCTTATTGACGTGCAAATATAAAAACTTCGCTACAGCGTCGTGATTTGACCCGACAAAGAAAATACATTGTTGTGTCACGGATTCCCCTGCAGGGATTATCGCTTGGGTTGTGCCGCCGCTTGTATCTGTGATGGTAATCGCGCTTACATTAGCTTCATTAGTCCCGCTTGCCGAAACGGTAAGACGGTTAATTCCAAGGCCAGTAAAACTTGTCGTATCGGTCCCGTCCGTTCCAAGATTGTGGGCGGTAATAGCCTCATTCCCGTCTGCATCAATATAATAAAATGTTAGTTGTGTTGCGCCCGTTGTGCCCGACCCGTCCGTACTACCGCCACTTGTCCCATCATACGCAATGTTAAACGTATCAGCGGCTGTCATTGGTGTAAAATTACCAGTGGTGGCCCAGACAGTTTCTTCGCCCGCTGTGCCCGTCAAATTAGAACGATACCCAAACTTTGTCCAACCTGTAACACCACTCCGCCGCCCAATTCTCACCTCATCTTGAAAATCCGATGGCCTGACGTGGGCAGCGTCCGTATCAAGATTAACGGTTTGATTGAGAGGGCTGTTGCCTTGTCTAAAAGTACCGAAGTAAGTGTAAAGTCTTAGATAAGATTGCGCCCCACTGTCGTTAACTAGACGGACACGAAAATATCGCGGCCCTTTAACCGCCGTATGAAATTCATGAATACCGCTGGCAACCGTAAAGCCATTGACCGGAAATGTCGTCCAATTTGTTCCATCCACGCTGAAGTCAAAATACAAGGTGCCTGAGTCATCGGTTTGGCAAGACACCATAACGTCACTTAAAAAGTTCAACTCACCAACACCGGTAAAAGTCGCACCCCCCGTTAGTGGTGTTGTTGTACTATTAGCTGAACTGCTTAAAGTATATGGCCTAGTTGTCTGCACAAAACCCGTGGAACCATCAGAATAGGTGATTAACTCCCCATCAAGGTGGTGTCCAACTTTTGCAGAACGATCCGTTAAACCTTCGACCGCCATGTTTAAACGATACCGTTACACGCGGCCTCTGCGGCTTTTTTGAATTGCGCGACTTGTTCAATCAGTGCGGCGCGATCCGTTTGCAGTTCTTCTTTCTGTTGCTTCACGACAGCCGCAGCTTCACGGACCTTATCTTCACGCTTGATGAGGTCTTTTTCTTTCTTAGCCAGTTCCGCTTCAAGTTTCTGCGCCGTGGTTAATGCTTGATTAGCGCCGGCTTCAATTTGTTTGGCGCGTTCTTTCGCATCAGCAACATATTTATCCGCTTCTTTAACCTTTGCGTCTTGCTCGGCAAAAACACGTTTATTAGTTTCCGTGCTTTTTTGCAAAGCTGCTTTGGCGTTTTTCTCCATCTTCGCTAATTCAGCGAGACGGTCTTTAAATTTTTCTGTGTCTTTGACAACATCTAAGGCTTCTTCAGCCCCACTCTTTCCTAACGCCATAGCGTTTACTCCTAACTAAAGTGTTTAAACATGACCTGAGATCAACCGGGCAAGTGCGGCTTTCTTCTCAACAGCAGCGGCATGACCCGGATGGGATCGATCCGTCCAAGCGTCCATGAAGTCTTTATTCATGGTTAACTCGCTTAGTTCCTGTTTCGCTTGAGCCGGCGTTTTATGATTTATCATCGTATCATCACCCTCATCGAAATTATGGTCGCCCATTTTCGTATTCAGGTTATCAACGAATTTCATCGCTTCGACAGGCCCCATAGCGTTACGAAGACCGTTCAGATGATCTTCGGTAAAACCGAGTTTCGAGGCCGCAACATCGATACCGGCTACCTTCAGATCATACGCCGCACCCCATTCTTTTTTGAGTTGCAACTCTGCATCAGCGGCAGAGATAACGCTCTCATCGGCTTGGCTCTGTATGGCCGTCTCAATGTACCGTTGATCGGCCTCGGCCAACTTCGCCAACTGCGCGTCCGTAATACCCGCCTCGAACGCGGCTTCGCGCATCATGTCGAGGCGCGTTGTATCGGTGGTGCCTTCAGGTAATGCAACACTATACTTATCCGGCGCTTCAGGCCGACCAAGTTTGTTGAAGAACTCGGCGCGTTGTTCAGGGGTGGCATCATCACCAGGGAGTACAACCGTGCGCCCTGCTTTATCCGCGCCCATGAGTTTCTCTAAATTATGGTAGCTGCTTAGCGCAGCATCGATAGGCGCGTTCCGCAAGCCTTTAGCTTCCGCCCATTCCCGTGTCGCCGGGTCTTGAACGTTATCCAACCAGTGACCGGATGGTTGACCCTCTTGCTGTAGCGCAACCCCCGTAGGTGCGCCTTCTTGTGAAACGTTGGATGT